ATGTGGGTCAATAAGTATATTGACGATTGCACTGATGAGGATTTAAACGATCGTGACTTTATTGCATCAGTTGTTGACCGGGCTATTTTTCATTTCGCGATTAATAGTATATGTAATCTTGGGGATAATAAAGATGCAATGCCCATTGAACAATGTACTTTTGATGTAGAAACTAAGAATGACCTTCCCTCCACGGTTCAGCTATTTTATGAGGAATCTAAGGATAATGAACCTTTAGCGAATATACATTTTCAAGCAATAGGTTCTGGTTTTTTAACGTTTGTTAATGCCTGCCAGGAACATGATGACAACAGCTTAAAATTATTTGCTTCGCTGTTAATTTCACTTTCATATTCTAGTGCCTACGCAGATTTATCAGAAACAGTGTATATTAATGAAAATAATGAGAGCTACCTGAAAGCTCAGTTTGAAAAATTATCTCAACGTGATATGAAGAAGTACCTGGGAGAGATGAGGCGTCTGGCTGATGGGGGAGAAATGAATTTTGATGGCTATCTGGATAAGATGTCACATCTGGTGAATGAAGGAACGCTCGATCCTGATATTTTAAGCAAAATGCGAGATGCTGCACCACAATTAATTAGCTTCGCGAAGTCGTTTGACCCAACCTCAAAGGAAGAGATTAAAATACTTACAGTCACTTCTAAATTAATTTATGATTTGTTCGGGGTTAAATCGGAGAAATAATATGTGAAGTTCTTCGATAGTATGGAAGGCATTATATAAAAGGACCCAATATTTATTGGGTTCTTTTTTCTCTATCAATGCTATTAGCAGGGAGATATATCACCAGAGTTTAATGTGTGATTTTTTATTTATCGTCGAACCTGGATTGTTTATCATTGGCCTTAACAAAGTTAACGGCTAATAAGATTATTTCCATCACTTCGTGAGAGCTTCATGCCTTGAGAGGATCTCAATTTTCTTTTGCAATGAGACAGGCGCTTCCTGTTGTTATGGTATAGTACCTCGCTATTGAGCCTCCTGAACAGTGATGCTGAATAACATAACCCCATGATATATCGATAAAATAATCTCTACATTTGAAAATGCACGGTAATTCTGAAATGCAAAAAATCAACCAAACCAGCGCAATGCCTGAAAAAACTGACGTTCACTGGAGTGGTCGGTTTAGCGTTGCACCAATGCTCGATAGGATGTACCGTTTTTGAAAAACAAGTAGTTATACACTTTGTGGGAGCCTATTGGGAACCCGGTGTTTTCATTTCAAGGTGTAATCCATGCCGGGCATCAGAATGAGATATAATGAGATTTTTAGTGTTCCGCTTGAGAGTCTATGATGCTTACCCTAGACGAGATAGGTCAATCTGTACGTAACAATATCCAGTTGATTATTGATCATGTCGGCTTACCTCTTGCTGTTGGTCCGCTCAGTGATGATGATTACAAGATTCTGTGTGGTGGCTATGGTGAGCTTGAATGGGACTATGCGTTAAGCACCTATGGCAACTCCAGAGAAAAGTATGAGTTCTGCATAAAACTTGTTCAGCAAGGTCGGGTTCAGGGAATACCATCAGGAGCAGCAATTTGTGTTTATGGGGTTGAAGAAAACATCTTTCGTATCCATATGATCGAAAGGTTTTCTAGAGAAGATGAATCTCACCCATTGAAAGGGCGCATGGTTTTACTCACTCTTATGAGTGCTTTTATATTTTGTAAAGCTGTTGAATGTAAAGTTGTCCACATTGTAGAGCCAGTACCAGAACTGGTGCAGTATTACGAGTCTTTTGGTTTCCGCATGGAACAGTGCGGTTATGTGATGTCTGCAGTCATTGATGAGCTGCAGGATATCTTTCTTAAATTTGCTCAGTAGGTATAGACGAGAAGGGTCTACAAATTGTAGGATACCCGTCCAGATTACCTTAAAGGTACATCTATGGCAGTCGTTTTGTGCTTAAACTACTAAGAAACGATGTCACCAATCGACATGATCGATTGGCATAAGTTAGCGAAACAAGCTAGCTTTAAAGAGAGGGTTAGAGACGCCTTTACTGTCTCGGGAGTTTTCTATGAAAGATCAAAAAGCAACTAAGCCACAGGTTAAGTTCGACACAATGAAAGCATTCGCAGGTATGGGTGCTGCTGTTGAAGTTCTGATGAAGGCTGCTCCTAATGCGTTCACTCACGCTACTGTCTCTGGTAAAGAGCAGCAGGGTAAGCTTCGTCGTCGCAAAGCAGCATGATCATAGCTGGTGCTTTTTGAAAACCCGCCTTTAGGCGGGTTTTTTCTTTAGTGATGTTCTTTGCCCTTCTGTTTGCTTGTTCTGACCTGTTCCCACTCGATACGTCCTTCTTCTCGTCTTTTGTCTATGTATTCCGCAAGATCCTGAATATTGATGCAACGTTTTGCTTTTTGTGATGTGCCGATGCGATATGTTGGAACGGGCAACTTACAAGCGTTTGCTTTTGCTTCTGCCGTGGCTGGACTCATGCCAAAGTACTTTTGGCTAACTGCTGAGAGTTCAATGTTAGGGGTATTGAATTCAGCCATCAGTAAAAACAAGGTGTTCATAATTTTCTCCATCAAAACCGGCTGCACCCGGGAAAATCATAATTCTGTGCTGGTGGCAGGAATTAATTTCTGCCAGATAGCGGAAACATATTTTGCCTGATGACGAGCATCAGCCAGGGCGTTGTGCCGTTCGCCATCGAAAGGCATGTCCATTTTGGGGGCGAATCCGATGGAACGCCCAAGCGTAACGATCGTGCGTACATCGTGGTCATTCCAGTATGCCCACGGGCAGATTTGTCCTGCTCGCTCATAAGCTCCACGTAAAATTACGTTGTCGAAGGTGGCCCCGTTACCCCAGACTTTTAAATATTTTGTATTGTCTGCATGCTGATTAATGAAATGGCTCAGTTCAGAGAGTGCATCGCTGATCGACAAAGTATCATCAATACAGATTGCAGCTCGTGCTTCAGGGCTCTGTTTCAACCACCACAGGATGGTATCGCCGTCAGGTGTGGCCCCTTGCTCCATAGCACTTTCCAGGCTGACAACCGTATAGAATTCTTGTCCGATGTCTCCGGTTTCTGGGGTGAAGAACACCGCGCCAATGGAAACGATTGGTGCATCCTTATTTTTCCCCATCGTCTCAAGGTCGATCATTAAGTTGTTCATCACTTCACCTCCTGCTGTGGTGCTGCTGCAATCATCGCGCGGTATGCAGCCTGCATGTCGTTGTCATCATCGTCTGTGTACGGAGCCGAATCCCATGCTGCACGCATATCCGGAGTAAGCTCAACCGGCACCATCACCCAACCATCCGGAATCACCGGACAGTTGCCGCTCACAGCCTCCTGAAAGCGTCCAAGCTCCACGTACTCCTGACATGACCACCCGCCATCAATAAAATCGCGAGCTTCAACAGCGTCGAAAGTGAACGATGTTACACCTCCAGTTGGTGAGGTTAAGCCGTACAGGTCTGCTACCAGCTTAAACTGTGTGGCTGTTATGGTGCCCTCATTGGCGAGGGTACCATCCGCTTCGAGTGATGCCAGCGCGATACGCGCCAGTGCAGAAGCCTCACCACATTGAACGTGGTCAGTTTCGATAATTTGCTGTAACTGCTCTTTGGTGAATTCTTTGGTGATAGTGCTCATATCACTCCCCCTTCACGCCAATGCCAGCGGCGCGGTCAATACGTTCAATTTCTGCCAGAATAAGAGCGCCAGCTTTTACTAAGTCGCGGCGTGCTCCTGATTGCTTCCACCAGTCAGGAGACCACGGCCAATGTGCTGGAGTGGAGAAACCTTGGTTGTGCGCATGAATTGCGTAACAAGCCGCTGCATCTGCTAATTCGCTATTTTGATATGCGTTGTCATGTTCAGGAGTCCATCCTTCAACCGACTGTTGCCGCTGGCGTTCTGCTACCACATCAAGAATTGCGGGATTGAATGCGTCCCCCTCCAGTTCTGCTATGCGCTTCTCTGCGGCTTCCAACTCATCCAGCATCGCCAGCACGGTAGTGGGGTTTGCTGCGGAGTTCAGCGCGTTCAAGGCAGTGATATCTGCATCAAGCTGAGTTCCTTCTGCCAGTGAGATATCGAAAATGTCATCAGGCGGCATAACACTAAGGCGCTCATGTTCGCCAACTGCTGCCGCTGCGATTTCACGCAGCGCCTGTTTGTCGATGTTGCTCATTGGACTGCCTCCTTTACGAAGCTGTTCGGCGATATCTTCGAGAACGCCATCAGAGAATGAGCGATCAAAATGGCTTTCCGGCGCATTAGTCATAAACTCAGTAGAGGTAAGGATCATCCGGGCAATATCCGCGGCGTTCTTCGCAGTATCATCAATAAAACCAGCTTTCCAGGCTGCCAACATTCTGTTCGCCACAAAATAAGCGCCTTCCTTGCGTGCTTCAGTCTTCCCTTCAGCCAGAAAAGCATCGGTGGCTGGGGTTTTGATTTCGTTAAGCGCATCACTGAATCCACCACGCTCCATACCTAGCTCTGCTTCGTAATCGGCATCGAATGCAGCGTCTTTGCAGAACTTCTTCAGCTTTGCATTCTCCGCAGCCAGCGCTGAAAACTTCTCGTGTGCCAACTTAACAGCTGCATCAGCCTGCTTAATTGACTCAATCGCTTTCTGGTGGTCTTCGTACAGAGCCGAAATCTTGGCCTCCGCTTCAGCAAATTTACGCACCAGATATTCAGCGTTTGTTTCGTTCACTTTCAGATCTCGCGGTACACATTTCCCGCGAAGAAACCCTTCCATTTCGAAAACATTCATGCGCATTTGCGTAACTCCGATAACTCGTTAAAACGTTCCATAAACATCCCATAGGCATGGCCTGGCGACAGTGGAATAACTTTGAACATCTCTGTTGCCGGGATACCTTCCAGTACAGGCCAGAAAGAGCCATCATCAAGCCCGAGATCGCGGCGTTCGGTTGCCAGCATGATGAGATCGGCATATTTCACGGGCGTACTCATAACTGGGGGTAACCCGTATTTCTCACGGATTACGGCGTCTATTTTTTCTTCCATCCGTTTATAGTCAGGAAGAAGGCGTTTCAGTGGTGCGGGAATGTCCTGGCAATACGCTTCTGTTGCATCATGCATTAACGCTTCAAAAGCAAATTCGTGCGGTACCAGCTGGCTGCAAAGCACCGCATGTTGGGCGACGCTGTAGAAGTGTGAAAGATGTCCTGCAAAGCGACAGATATTTGAAAGGGAAACCGCGATATCGTTAATATCGATGTCGTCTTTATTTATCCTGTCATAATAAAAATGCTTCCCGGAAAAAGTTTTAATAAATGACATTTTGTTCTCCACGTATATGCGCTGCACCGCGCTGAATTCTGGTAAAAAAAATCCCTCACCATCCGGCGATTATTGAGTAAATTACGTTTCCATAAATGCCCCCGCAGGGGCATTTGCAGTAATGAAATCAGGCGATGAAAGTACCAATAAAGGTTTCTACTTTGCTGTCCTTGAATTTCTCAACAAGCAGATCACGAAATTCGTTAGCCATTTCTTCCTGCACCGCCTCCAGCTGAATAATGCGCAGAACCAGTACAGGACGATCGCCAGTGATAATACTGAGGCGTAATTTAAACGGACGTTCTTTCAGACCTTCAAACGGAACGCATTTAAATTCAAATGCCACTGGCATAATGTCTTTGGTCTTCGCTTCGACAGACTCCATCAGGGAGCGTTTGCCGCTGAAGTCATTATCTTCAAAATCAGCGGTCTGGTTTGCTTCAATCGTGATTTTACGGACAGCCGCAGCCGCTTTTGTTGCCTGAATGGTGTCACCATTAGCATCAAAGCCCACAAGGTAGTCGGCCCAGTCTTCAATCCATTCTGCTAGTGACTTCTGGGAGTTACGCTCGCCGTTAACAGACAACAGAGCAGAGAACGGTGCTGTCTTTTTCAGTTTGAGTGTGGCGGTGTTATCTGCGTGACCTGGTTCATCAATAGTACCCAGGTTAAGCACACTGACGGCACGCATATTATCAGCATCGATAAAGCAGCGGGTGCCTTCATCTGCAAGATCTTTAGAATAACGGGTAAAGTCATCGATGCTGGCAGTGGAAAGCGCACCACGGAAACGGAAGCGATTTAAATTAAATTTTTCCAGATCATGAATGCGGAAATTCTCAGGCAATGCCACAGCATCGGCACCAATCTTACTGATAATTTCATTAACACCCTGAGCAGAAATAAGGGCATGGATTTGATTAATTGCGGTTGCGTCTAAGTTCTGAGACATAATAAGTCCTCACTATATAAAGATATTCAGTGATGAGATAAATAATCAGTTAATTAAGAACGATATTAATGACCTGCTGCGCGAAGTTTTCCGTCAGGTTCACCGGCAAGAGTCAGCAACTGTCCCTGGTCTTCCTGCAGAATAGTCAGGCGACCACCGCGATTGACATACATCGGCGTTTCGGTGGTGTCTTCTTCGGAAATTTTCCCGCGGTTAGTCGGGCGAACATATGAGAGTTTGTGTTTGATTTTCACTCGGTTCTCATCAAACGGTTCGATTTCCAGGTTGAGCGAGACCTTACCTTTGGTTTTCGTGTTCATCACACCGGAAGCGACTTCACTGAGAACTGCGCCGATTTTGGTTTCAAATACGCCGCCGTCCAGCTCCCCGATAAATGCCTGCACATCAGTACTGCGTTCGCTAGCCAT